GAGTTGGTAAACTAATGTCAAAATTACTCACAGCATCATAGTAGTCTTTTACCCATTTCATACGGGTATCTTTTGGATAGTTAGAAAAAAGAGTAGCAGCGATAAGGACATATGCAACTTGTGGTGTTTCGTACAATTGCTTAGTTGCACGATTTTGCGCAAGGTATTTGCCGCGAAATTGTTCCATTCCCACATATGATATATTGAAATCTCTTTCATGCTTTACAAAAGCATTAATTCTTTCCCATTCATCATCATCATAAGAACCTAATAGTTCTGAATCATAAAACCCATCAGTAGTGTTTTTTTCTACTATCGCTTTTACATGCCATGGATCAAATGAACCGTACACTTCTTTGCGAATATGATAGTTAATCAGATTTCCAGCAACCCATTGATAATTTGGGGTATCCTCAGTAATCAAATCGGCTGCGGATTTAATCAATGTTTCTTGAATTTCTGCACTTGTTATGCCATCGTAAAATTGTATGTGAGATTTGATTTCAACTTCACTAGGTGATACACCTGCGATACCATCACACGCAAAAAATACTACCTTATGCATTTTATCAAGGTCTAATTCTTTTTTAGTGCCGTCCCGTTTTGCTACATTTATTACCATTTATTCATTTCTCCGAAATCGCAATGTATTTACACATTTTACACTTTACTTAATATCTATTGTTTATATCCGCATCTTCCATACCGGCGACACGTAATTTTATTATATTACTAAGTTGAAAATGCTTTATTTCAAATCCCTTAGTAATCCCTTGAAACTTATTTCTCATAAGTGCTACCTGATTAATTAGTTCAGATATGGCAACAACTTCTGCTTCACCATCAGAATATTTTTCAGCATCCCTGCTTGATAATGCTTTATTATAATTTTCTAAATATTTACGCAAATATTCACTTCGTTTCTTTCTTAGTTGTATATTTAGATGTTCTAGTATAGCCTCTAATTCTTGCAACTGCCCAAATCTATGTTCGACATATCCAGGCAGTTGTGTGGATGCTTTTTCAATATTACCTGTTACTTTTACTTCTTTTTTTGCTTCTGTAAGTTCGATTTCAAAGTGGTCTAAAAAAGCAGGAATATTATTCCAATCAGCAACTATCTTACTATACCAATTCATCCGTCATACTCATCCCATTCATCGTCCCATTCATCGTCAGTATCATCATTAACAAAATATCGGTCGAATGCTGTTTGTAGAATTTTATCATCATCCACCATTTCAAATATTTCAGTTTTTCTGATACCATGGTCATCCAATATTTTTATTAGACGTTCAGCAGATTCCATTTTATCCTTTGCTGGAATAAAAGATTTAAGTGTATTCCAAACATCAAGTAATATTTCTGTATCACTGGTAGCCATAAATCATCCTTCATATATTGCTGAGTTAGCACCGTGTTCTGCACATTCAGATTTTACACAATAGCATCTATTATTAGTTAATTCACGAACAAGTTTGTCAGCAAATTTATATGCATGTTCTGCAAACTTTTCTGCGCCCACACCATCCATCACTGTTAATTCTGCCAAACCTGCTGATTCTAGTTCAGTTAATTTATACAACATTGGATCAGCCCTGTCAACTACTACTTTATGATCAAAATTATCTTCTAGCCATTTCTTCAATGGCTTTAGCCCACCAAAATCTACTGCCCAATTACGATGATCTAAATCATCGCACCCAAACGTAAATTTGAATGCTAGACTATATCCATGTAAAAAGCGACAATGCGAATGGTCTGCATGCGGTTGTCTGAATACTGCAGATAGTCCTATATTGTGTCCATAACTCTTTGTAGAATAGTACTTAGCCATTTCTAAACCTCATTAACTTCTAAGTTTTCATCAATAATTTCACCATTTGAATCAACTTCAAGTGTTTCAAGTCCATGTTCATCAGCATCTAAATCTTCGTTATTCCAATCATTGATCACAATGTCAAGTTTTTCATCTGTCCAGTTTTTACGAAATTCAATGATTTCATCACCTGATTTGGTGACATATCGCAAGCGATTGCCTTGCTTTACAAGCAAACCTTTTGCTTCAAAAAATTCAATTAGTCCTGAGTAAGGTGACATACCAGTTTCATATGGAATTTCTACTTGCACACTTTCAAATGGTTTTGAATATCGAGTTTTTACAACTTTACACGCTGCTCTAATACCATGTACTTGAGATGTTTTGTTGCCGTCTGCATCTACTTTTAGTTTTAGTTTACGCATAGCGATAACAATGCTTGATGCATAGATAAAGCCTTGTCCACCCGAGATCTTGTCATCTGGATCAAACATATCCTGACTTGCATATGTGTGGTTAGTTGCTAATAGTCCTACATTGAATTCACCAAACATGTTAACTGTGTTACGAACCAGTGATGTTAGTGCTTTGGGCTTACGACCCATGTCACCTTTCATATCACCTTTTTGAAACTGATCAACATCAGTAGGTGTTAGTAGCATACCCAACGAGTCAACTACAAATAATACTTTAGGACGCTCGCTGTGTTCCTTGTCTGTGTATTCTGCTTTGTAGTCTTTCATAAAGTCACTGATAGTTCTAGCAACATCGTCGATCATACTCATATTAAGTTTGAGTAGTTTATCTTCTGCTGTGTCTACGTCTAGTGCATGTAGCCACTTTTCATCCAGTGCGTTTTCACTGTCGATTAGTACTACAAAGATACCTTGCTCTTGTGCTGACTTGATTACATTACCTGCTGCAATATAACTTTTGCCTGCACCCGATTCTCCTGCGAGTACTGTTACTTTACCCAGCGGAATACCTTTTTCAAATTCTCCACTGATTAGTTTGTTTAGTGTGTAATTACCTGTACTGATCCATGTGTCCGGATCATTAAACCCAACACTTAGTCCGGGCACCGCTTTGGTAATACTTTTGCGGAATTTACTTACGTCAAAAGGCTTTGCCATTAATTTCTCCAAGAATATAGTGTAGGCGACTATTGCCGCCTACTGTGTTAGATGTTTTGATTATGCTCCGCGATTGCGAATTGCTGCTAAGATATCTTGCGCACTTGGCTTTTCACCGCTATCATCACCCGCTGGTGCTGTAGCTGCTACTGCTGCTGCTACTGCTTCTTGTTGTGCAGGCGGTGTGACAGGAGTTGGTGCTGCCTCTACTACCGGAGCCGCTGTTGTTGCAGGCGCTGGTGTTGGTTGCGGGACACTTTGTGCCGCAGGCTTGGCTGCTGAATTGTTTGGCGCACTGTTTGATGTATCAATTTGTACACCAGCTGGACGATAAAAATTACCATACAATTCTGGATCATACATTTGACCATCTACACTCGCTTCAAACATTTGACCAATCATAGTCAATTCAGCTTCCGTTGGTTGTTTGGGAAGGAAATCATTTAGATTAAACAACCCATGTGTATCAATTGCTGCACGTTCGTTACTGTCTAAGCTACGCTCTCTGCGACTCCAGCTAGATGTTGAATAATCTGCATACTGACCTTTTGTTGTCTTGGTAAGACGGAAATCAGTACCTTGTTCAATATCTGTAGGAAGTTCTGTAAAATCACTGTCCATTAGTGCGCCTTTAATAATATTAAAGATGCTTGGATTGATAATAAACCTACGAATTGGATTGTCGGGAGTAGTATCTTCTTGTAGACTGTTTTCAGCTACAAAGCCTTGGAATACGTAACTACGCTTTTTCCAATACTTGCGACCCATGTCCTCTAGTGCAGGATCTTTAAACCAGTTACGTACTTCTGATAGCACTGGGCAACTGCCCACCGGTCCCCACATTTCATTACATGGAACGTTCACTGTGACTCGACGACTGTTAGGGTCGCCTTTCACTCCAGCAAATTCCAAACGAATCATTTGACGCTCACGCCAAAAGTATGTGTTGCTTGCATCACCATCTGGTAAGAAGCGTAATACACTTGTTGAATTTTCTGGGATATTCCAAAATGGGAAGATAGCGTTATCGCCTCCTCCGCCTGAGCTGCTACGATTGCCGCCCTCTGATGCTTGTAGTTTTGCTCGAATTTCTGCCAATGTTGCCATAGTTATTCTCCTATAATTTGCCTATGTTTTATGCCTAAGTATGCCTTTGTGACTACTAACATATAGTCACTAGTATATGTGTTTTTTGTGTGCCTGTCAACCGAATATTTTATTGAAATCGTATTTTTCAAATGCGTGTTCAAATGTATTTTCAATTGGTTCACTAGGTACACGGGTTTCGCTCGCTGATTGTTTTGTCTTAGACACTAATGTTTTGATAGCAAGAACTGCTTTCTTTAACATAGCACCATCTTTGATATTGTCAACCTCATCGTCAAATCTTGACAACAATACTGCGAGCTGATCCTGATCTTTACCGCCATCGATTACGCCTGCTAGATAACTAGCCGCTGCGCCCAACTGTACGTTAAGTGACTTATCTTTCATATTTGAATTAGCCATTGGATTTTCAGGATCACTTCTGACGTCAACACCTTTGCGTAGTCTTACTTTGTCCATACCTATAATAGTATTGACTAGACTATCCAGTGTCTCTGCCGCAAACGCATCACGCTCTTTGAGACTTTTCATCTCTTTAACTAATGCATTTACATACGGTAGCGCATCATCTAGACTTTCGTCAAATGTACGTACTGTAAACTGATTACGAAGTTTTGTACGATCTGTTTCATTGATCTTAACTTCTTTTGCTTCAAACTTTTCTTTTGTTTCGTTGTAACATTTACAACCTTTGAGTTTGTTAATTGATTCTCTAATAGTAGAAATACGCTGAGAGACTGCTTCTACTATTTCTGCTGTATCTTCATTTACCAAATTGTTGCGCTTACTGTAATTGGCAAACTCTTTTAATCTTTTGAGTTCAACTGTTTGTTCTTGAATATGCTTACCAAAGGCATCAGCAAATTCGCCGCCTTCTTTAACATGTCGTAGCATAGCTCTGCCACCTGCTAAATTATTGGTAGGCATTTTGAAACGTTCACCGTCTGCATTTTCAATATAAATTGCATTGATGTTTCTACTTCTACTGCCACGTGATTCTTCATTCACTGCTTTTGTGTGTTTAATAATAAGTTTAGCACTTTCTAGCTTTTGGTAACTGCTTTTGCTAGTACCGTATGCCGGGCTAATACCTTCTTCAATTTTCATGTCTCTCACCTTTTGCGCTTGGTAATCTTGGTCTTTTGGTTCTATCTTTTTAGTAAAACTTTTTAGTGTGTATTCAATAATACTGCGATTAGCTAGATTTTTAATCTGAAAAAGCGTATCTTTAAACTCATCTAAGTCTGTGTTACGATTCACACTTACACGTATTTCTCTGTTACTATTTGTTTCATCTAAGTTAATCATACTGCCCAAATCTTTAATATAGAACCTTCTAGCATTATCAGGATCAACTGTACTTTCACCTTCGTCAGTATACAACTGTATTGAGACGCCGCTGCCTTTTAGAATCTTAAAGATCTCATTTGCAATTTTTTCACTACTAATCATGATAGTTCCTTTATTATATTTATGTTAGAAACACAAAAGGCATAGGCTCAACTGACTCTTCGTCAGAAAAACTATCTTTGAGCTCATCGAATGTAGCTTCATCGTATTGTGCCACTTGTTGAGCAATACGCACAACTAGCACACATGCCATTACCAAATCATCTGTTTCGCCATCTTTAGCACTAAAACTGCTGCCTCTAGCAATGAATGTTTTAATCTCTCTCAACAATGCACTACTGGCAATTTCCATCTTGTCTGTTTCGATCCAAGTTTTAAGTTTACTGCATGCTGCAAGTTTACTTTTGTTTGTAGTGGTAAACCCTTTTCTAAATCCCCTGTTAGCACTGCGAGGCTGACTTATAAACTGACCTGGTATATTTTCTTCTCCCATTTCAGATATGACCACAAGTGCTGCTTCTCCTAATGTATTGTTTTCCACACTCCAATATATTTCACTTTCTGGAGCAGCGTCTTGCACTTCCATTAGCATACTGCGCATGATACGTATTTGTTCTGTAATACTAGTTTTATTATGCATCCATTCTGCTACTTGGCGCATGCCCGGAAGTTCGTATATCTGTATAGCAGCATTGTCTCCACCTGTTCCCAAACTTGGATCTAGGCCCGCAATATAAGTAGCGCCTTTGGTAATGTTTTTATACCATCGCACTTGCCCTGTACGTTTGTATACATCTTTGCTTTCCATTATGGCAAGTTTTAAACTACTGATGAGTGTTTCGTCATACGCAATAAATTCATTAAGGTGTTCTCTGCGAAAACGTTCTTCGCCTATTTTACCTTCTTCTTCATCTGCCCATACTTGATCTCTGTCAGGATGTGCTTTCCAATCAGCATTGTAGCTTTTAAATCCGTTTTTACCAACAGCTTTTTCGTTGCCAAATTCATCTAGTGTATTACAAGCACCACGCCAGATCTGTGCAAATTGATCATCGTCTTGGTTTGGTGTACTTGTAATAATACATTTACCACCTGTACTAAGTGTAGGACTTAGTGATGTCCAAAACTCACGAGCAATAGTAGGACGCACAAATGCAAACTCGTCCAAGTATGCTAAACTAATACTTAAACCACGACCAGTGTTTTCTGTTGTAGCTTGTGCGATAATACGACTACCATTGTCAAACTCTAAACTACCTTTGTTGTATGCAGTAACACCTGCACGTACATGATCTGGTAATAATTCATAAGCAAATCTTATACGTTGCATAATCTCTTGAGCACCACTGTACTTGTGCGCTGCAATAAGGATTGTTTGGTCAGGCACATACATAGCATACCATAGCAGATATGCAGCCGCCGCAGTTGACTTGCCCATCTGTCTACTGATAAGTGCTATACTGTATCTGTGATTATGGTAAGCATCTAATAGTCCACGTTGAAAGTCAAACAACTTAAACTTCATTCTACCTTTGACTGGATGCTGAATCCAAACAAAGTTCTCAATAAAATATTGAGGATCTTGTGTGCATCTTACAAGGTCTTCGATTTGTTCTTTTGTGAACTTCTCTTTCTTGTAGGGTGATTTGATTAAATTAGTATCTACTGTCATGCTAATACTTATCAGAAAAAAAGAGCTACATTTCTGTAGCTCTAGTTAATGCCTGTAATTATATTGATGTTGTTCCTGCTAACATTTTAAGTCTTGAAAGATCTGAACTTTCCATTTCAGCAGTACCTTCAAGGTGTGCTCTACCATCTTCTTGCATACCTTGTTCACTAAACGATAATTCCATGCCAATCATTTCACTAATTTCTTTTTCAAAACCACTGTCTGTGTAGATTGTCCACGGACCATCATGTTCAACTGTAACACCTACATATCCATCTTCTTCGACAACTTCGTAGTCAGTGATTGTGACCATTGGAGGATTAGTGTCTTCTTTATCCCAAATACTGTCGCCTGCAAGTTTAACTTGTTGTGGCATACTAGCATATCCAGGACCTCCAGCACTTGCTTTTGCTGGATTGTAATCTGGTGCGCCCATCGCTTCAGTAATTAAGCCTGCTAACTGTTTTAGTACATCGATTTCCATATTACAACCCTGCTAGCTTTTTAACATAGTCCAGCGACTCGGTTGATTCATACATGTCATCAGCTGACGCTTTGCCATACTTCTTAGCAAATTCTTCTTTTGACATTTTTTCCATGTCATCGATCATTTGATCTTTTAGTTTGCCTTCGGTAACTGATTCTTCTGCAACAGCACTTGCCATTTCTTTACAATCTGAGCATCTGCCATGTCCTTGATAAACATCCATAATAGGAGCGCCACAGCAATTACTTACCATGCCTTGTTCATTTTCGTCACCTGCAGAGTATGCTTCGTTTGTATCTTCGTCTAATGTCTTTGCTTGGGCATATGCTGGTTGAATCATTGACATGTCTGCTTTATTAGTTTTTGACGCTGTTCTGAATAATTTTTCTATTTCGCTATATTTTTCTGTTTCAATACCATAAAGGGCGTCAAAATCGTGTATAAGAGATCCTAAATAATGAACTTGGTCTTTTGTAACTTGGCCTTTGTATTGTTTAGAAGTTTTTGCAATATCTACTAGTAATTCTAATATAGCTTTCTTAGCGTCAGCTTGAGTCAACTCTTCAGTATTGATTGATTCATTTTTAGATTCAAAATGACCGAGGATATCATTAAAATCAGCCTCGTCAATGCCATATTTTTTCATTATTGCATTGGCTTCGTCATGCATACTGCGTGTTATTGGACTTTCAGCGTAGAACTTGTCCATTGCATCGTCTTCTTCCCATTCCATGTCATCCTCATATCCATACTTTTCATTAAAAGCAATATATTCGTCTTGATCATAGCTATCACTCATAATGCCTGAATTCAACATAGCTTGCAACCAGCCGTTTGCAAGTTCGTCACCGTTAACACCTGTCTTTGTGTTATACTTTTCAGCCCATTCTTGTACTTCAATTTCGGCTTGTTTCAGCCCGCCTTCATTAACTGGTAGTCCTGCTAATTTGCGTATCCTATCTACATCATCATCTAGTTTATGCGCTGTATCTTTTTTCATTGTTGTTTTGTGTGTTTTGCCGCCAAATTCGAAACTATCTTTACCTGCACGTGCTGCGTCTGCGGCTGCTTGGTTAAATGCATTTTCTTCAACGTCTGCTTCCATTTGCTGTGGGTCACCTACTGTACCGCTCGCAACTAGTTCACCTTCTGCATTGTATATTTTATATTCTTCGCCATCCATTTCGTCAGCATACTCGTCAACTACATTCATAGCATCACTTAGTGTATAGTCTGCATATTCAAACTTTTGATCACCAACATATATTATCATGCCTTCGTCATCTGCGGTGGCTACTTCAGATACCGATTCGCCTATGCCCATTATTTCTAACGCATTCTGGATGAATTCATGTGCTGCATCATCGTTTTCAAATTCTTCTTCACTAGCAAAATCAACACTACTGCTAGCCATAATATCTGTATTATCGTCTACACCTGCTGATTTTAACATGTCTGCTAGTTCTTCTGGTGTAGGAGCCCATCCAATTGGCTTGCCGTCTACACTAACAATAATACCGCCTTCTTCTGCACCTAGTACAACTCGTTCAACTATATTATCTGCATACTTGCCAGCTGCTGGGTTATAGTCTGGTGCGCCCATGCTCGCTTCATATAGTCCATCAATATCACCTAAGTAACCATCACACGCATGATGTTCATCATTTGGGCAATCGCCGCCGCAATATCTACATTCTTCTTTTTCTTCGTTTATTGATTCTTCCCACGGTGCTTTTTTTAGAGATACTTTTTTCTTTTTCTCACCACGCTCTGGCTCATCTGCTGCTTGCATTGCACGCCTTATTGCACGCTCTTTTTCTTCGTCAGACATAGCTGCTTCATCAACTGACTCTTCTGCTTTGGCTGCATGTACTGCTTTACGCTGTGCATCGCTTTTATACTTGCCTTCTTTAAAAGATGCATATGCTTCATTTACATCTTCTACTGTATAATCTGGATATACGTTCTCGTCAACTGTTACGTGATCGCCACGTGCTTTTAAATAACGACGTAGACTTAGATCTGCATCACTTCCCATTGTTGCCATTGGGTCGTCCATTACTTCTTCATCTGGACGTGTAGTGGCTTTATCAAACCCTGCTGCATCTGCTTCTTCAACTTCAGCAGTAGTTTCAATTTTGTTTAATAACTCTGGGTTTACAATTCCAGCTAGCTTTACTAAGTCTCTTAAATCCATTTTTTTATACCTTATACTCTGTGTTTAGGTCCGACTTGGGCAAGTTTTTGACAAACTTCTCTACAAAGTCATTTCCGTAATTATCACTGTGATCCACTTTTTCTTCTTCACTATAATTCTCATCTGCTAAAATGCTCTTGCTTTCATCAGCTTCATCTTCATCTAGTGGGTGAATCTCTTCAAACTCGCCTTCGTTGTATACACGGATTGTACCGTAGTGTACATTAGTTGCATTTGCTAATTCTTCTTGTAGAGCAGGTGGTGTAGTTGGCAGTTTAACTGCAACATCGAATGTAGTTACTGCACTAGGACCGATATTTCCAAATCCAGCTGGACTCTTTTGGATAATACTTGTTTTAGGTGCACTAACGCTTTCAACATTATATCTTTGTAGATATGTTTCGACTTTTTCCATTTGCTCATCTGACATAGGTGCAATGGTTTGCACTTTAAATTTATATGTTTTTTCAGACTCTGCTAAGTATTGTGCTAAACTTTTCATACGAGTGTTCCTTAATTATAGTTATTTATCATGTTTATCTGATTTAATACGGTCTACTAAATCATTGAGTAAACTACTTCTATCAAATACTTCTTCGACTTCAGCATCAAACGCAGTATCGCCCTTTGCTGTGTCTTTAGCAATTTGATGTTCTAACTTTTTTTCTTCCATGTCTAGCTTTTGCTTACGCATCTGCATCTCGATCATTTTAAGTTTTTTATCCATCTTTGCTGTTTTAGCAGTAATGGCATTTGACATCATTTTGCTAGCACTATCAAATACAGGAGCCGCATGCCTGTCTTCTACGTTTTGACCTAAATCCATTAAATCTTCGAACGCTTGCATTGCCTTACTCGCATACTCGTCCATGTCTTTATCAAGTGAATCTAAATCTCTTACTGCAGGCAATGCTTGATCAATTTTATCTGCAGTTGCCATAGACTCTTGTAATCTATCTAGATCAAACCCAGTTTCATTTGTTTCAATCGGCGCTTCAATTTCTTCTTTTTCATTCATCGGCGGTAAGCCAAATACATCTTCAATTTTTTTATTCATTTGCGTTTTTTAGGATTGTTGAATAGTTCGTGTTCTGTTAACACTCTAAATCCTACTCCTTGACGATCTGCAAATACTTTTGCAGCCTGCCACTTTGCTTCATTTACAATTGCAGCGGCTTTTTGTGAGGCACTTTTTGCATTACCAAGTATTTGTCCAGCGGGCTTTATCTCAATAAATTCAGCTTGTCTGTTGCCATGCTTATCTTCATATACAATAAAAAAGTCTGGCACATAGTTACTTGCTTTACTTGTTATTGGATTTCTGTAAGGTATTCTGTGGCTTTCACTAGCCCATGCAATGATATTTGGATGATCGTCGCATACTCGCATAAACTTTAATTCCCACCCGCTGCGGTATCTCGGCGAGTGTTTGCCAATATACTTGGCAGGATTTTTTATTTTATATATACCTTGTTGAAACTTTGATGCCATTATATAGGTATTTATCAGAATAAACCGTTAAATACTCGATTGAATCCAGCTGCAAATCCGTTGTTTTTAAATGTGTTAACAGTATCTGTTACACGTGATACATTAGATACTGCTGTGTTAACATTATTAATTGTTTGGCCAATTTCTGGATTTACGACATTCGCAGCAACTTCAGCTAGTACTAGTGGATTTCCGCTAGCATCTTTGATCGTATCACCTAAACTATTCAATGCATAAGTTAATTGATTACTAGTTGCTGTTGCACCAAAGTTAGTAACAGAAGATAAATCTATTGCGCCGCCTGCTGCATTTCTAATAACTTGTCCTAGCGAATCGACTAGTACTCCTGCAGCGTTACTTTTTGCAACATCGTATGCTATGGTTGGCGCATTTACACCAGAAGCAGAAGAACCGTTGCTACCGTTACCGCTTAAAACATTTACATGCTCAGGCTGAAACTGAACTTGCCAAAGCACAGGAGCACTGTCGCTATAATCTAGTCTATCGTGCTGCACGCTTGAAATTACACAATTAAGCATAGATATTGATCTTCCACTACTAGCAGTATCTTGACTAGTAATTGAAATTTCTGGAAAAAAGTATCTGCCAGATGTGCTAGTAGGCTGAATACCAAAAGGATTAGACATAGCAGGAGATACTGTGTCGTATACCATTGCACTTCTGGGTAAATTTAATCCTTGGCTGCTATAATGACTAGCATATGCTGATAACAAGTTTTGAAACTGATTATCGACAGTATCATAAAACGTTATGCCAGCAGGAGTAGGTTCTACTCGTGTATGTAAGTAACGAATTTTATTATATTGATTGACGTTAACAGTGTTGAAACTGTAGTCGGGTAAATTTACACCTTGCACTCTGTGAAATGTAAATTTTTTCCCGCCTACAGGATCAGAATAATTTGCGTCTTCGTTGATTGTAATCTCAACAGTAAAATTAAACTTTTTACGTGGGATCTTCGACATTAAAGTATCGTCGACACCATAGTATTCTGCCGCTGCGTTATAAGGGCCAGTATTAGCAGTTAATCCCATTAAATGTTTACCTTACTATATTACGACTGTGTATTACCGCCAGTAGCGTTACTTACTGTTTGGTCTTGTGTTGCACCAGTTAGTGTTGCATTGCCAGCTGCATCATAAATTTCTGCATTGTCATAGCGAACTGTAATCGAAATCTGAACTTGATCACTTGTTGCATACGCCATATCACCGTATTGAATATTACTAATGTAGCAACCTGCTAATTCGAATTTATCTAGTACGCCTGGTGTTGGGTTTGCGCCATCTAGTGTTTCTACTACTGTTTGGAATTTGTAAGAAGCACCTGCACGTGGGCCACTTTGGTTAGCATGGTCAACTTGTCTATTAAGCTGATTGTTTAGTTCTTTAAGAACTGCACTGTCAACATCATCACGTAATGTGATTGTAACTGGATCCCATGTATGTTTACCAGCTAGATAAATTCTACTGTTATACATGTCTAACGGAATTTCTTCGTGTGTTAGTGATGGACGTGATACTGTCATTACACTGCGAGTGGGTGTAGGAGTAAATCCGTCACCGATAAATGTTACACGAAAACGATACTGTAGTTTTGGCATAATAGTTGTAGTGTTTCCTGCGTTATCTGGAACACCAAGTGTTGTTAAAACTGCCATAATTAATTTCTCCTTTAATACTGGCTCTATGTAGTATATAGTGTATTTATTAAAACTTAGTCAAAAAAATGGACGACCGAAGCCGTCCATTAAGTATTAAGTTAATTTTTTATTATATTTGTGCGCTTAATGTGCCTGTGTTTACAATTCTGATTGGAATGTAAATAAACTCTGCAACTTTTGCAGGTTCGATAGCAACATCAATGTACAATTCATTACGATCAATACGTGCTGGAGTATTGTTTGTTTCATCGCATACTACTGCAAAGTCATAGATACCTCTGCGACTTAGAATGTCTGCTAAGAAACGTTCAAACACTAGCTTCGCTCTATCACGTGTTTGTTGATCGTTAATTTCGAACAAGAATGGACGAGCAATGTGATCAAATCTTTCACGCAAGTATGCTACTAAGCGAGCAACATTTACACGATCCAATGCACTGTCAAATTGGTGCATTGTTTTCTGACCAAATACAACAGTACCTTGTCCGATAAACGTTGTGATCGGATTTAGTTTGTTTGAATACATTGCATCACGTTGACCTTGAGTAAGTGCAACTGCTTTAAACTCGCCTTCTGACGTAATATATCCGACACTTGATGCGTTTTGTACAACACCACGTGTTAAGCCTGCTGGTGCAAACCATTGGAACGATACATTATCGTTATATGCATATGTGTACAAAGCCATGTGCGACGGTGGAAGAACAACTGTTTTTCCGTTTACTGGCTCAGTGCCTGCACCAGATGGATAATAAACAGCACTGTATGTGTCATTTGTTACTAGTCCATCTTCGCCGTTTTCGCTTGCAATATCTACGTTTTGAATCCAGTTAATCGCCTGAGTTGGATTTTTACGCATTGGTGTATCAATGATAATAAAGCCAGTTTCGCCTCTGTCGCTGTTGATGTTAACTAGTTCGTCTGTAAGTTCTGGATAGTTAGGTGCAGCTAATAGTGTAAATGTATGCTGCGGTTCACGTAAGTCTTCACCTGATGCTACAGCTTGCATTTTAGCTGCAATATATGCACGTTGTGCATAACGACCAAAGCGTCCGCTACCGTCTGCATGATTTTCAACTGCACTTCTCCATGCACCTGCTGTTGCATTGTATTCACGAACAGTGTTTTTACTTTGACCCATGTTAACTGCAATCATACCATCTGCATATACTAATGCATCTGGAGCATCTGCTAATGTAGTAGCTGCACCGGAGTTGGATGTATCTGCTGCAGTGTCAGTAATATTATCAAAAATAACACCACGGTTTGTTGTTTGGTCTGTATTGTTATGTTGCACCCAAGTAGTCAAACCTGCGTTATAAACTCTGATGTCAGGATAAGCACGCTCGTTAACTTGATTTGTATCAGCTTGTAAAGTATTGATCCATACATCTCCGCCTGTTGGATTCGATGGAGCATTTACGCCGTATGTTGGTGTCACTGGTACAAATTCGCCGCCTGTTACTACATACATGTCTAGTCCGTTGATTGTGTCATCGAACCAAACTTGACCATCTTCTGCAGTCATTGTAGGGAAGCCAATACTTGCTTTAAAGTCAGTAATACTTGCTGGTGCTTCGTTGCCGTCAATAGTAGCAACTGTAATTAAGTCAGTGCCTTCTTGTAAAAGCAATTTGTTTTCTGTAGCAGTAGTTGCTGTAAGTGCAGTAGTGCTACTACCGTTTTGCGGAACATAGCCGCCAATTATAGAACCAGTTCCTGTGCCTTGCACAAGACGCTGTGTCCAGCCTGTTGTTTGATATTCGTAAACAACTAAATCAATACCATTACCGGGACTTGTTGTTTTAATCCATACGGCACCTGCGACGCCAGTAGGAGTACTATAGTGTGGTGCAAGTGTTGCACTTGGAGCTACCCAACTACCCGAATCTTCTACATAATATTCGATTGTTTTATCTACTGTACTTACAACAACATGGTATCCGCCTGTTACGACAGTTGCTTGCGGAATAGTGCCTGCGACAGCTGCAATAACTTCTACTGTTGGTACTTTATATCTCCAAACGTCAAGTGTAGCATCGTATTCGTGAATACCATAAGTACTTGCGTCTGTGTCTAGCCAATGTGTTCCTGCAGTTGACCACGTAGCTACAGGCTCTACTGTTGTTGAATCTAGTTGTGCTAAATCAACATCAGCACGAACAATGTATGCTGTATTGCCTTGGCCCAAATAACTGTATGCAGCCATAAGACCGTATTCACTTGTTTCACTACCTTGAATAACATTATCACTGCTATCTACACTAAAGATAGGATTTCCGAAAAATTGTGTTACTTCTCTCTGCGACGTAACTCTTACAACTTCACCAGCTAGTGCACTTTTTGTATATTTTGCAATACCGTCTGCTGCCCCGCCAGTTGGGTCTGTTTTGTTCTCTCTGGTAGCAAGTATAATTAGCGGACTTGTGCCAGCGCCTGGGGCACCATATGCACTTTCGTCAACAACTTGTACTTCTACACCTGGGGATACTAAAGCCATTTACATTCTCCTCTGGGTTTGTATTTTACTAGTAGTATTTACCAGAGAAGCTATATATTCGGGTAGAAACAAGAGTTAACTACGTAGTTATTTATGTAGTACTATAACTATCAATATTTGAAATTAAAGAGTGTAAATTAAACTCTAAGTCTGCTAATGTACCATTATTGTCGATGGTATAGTCTGCCATCCATTGTTCGAGACTCATTGAGTTTTTGCTTTCTGGAGGTAAATGATCACCACGATCAACCCAAATAGCATAATCAAAAACACCAGCGTTCTTCATGGCATGGAATTCTTTTTTATTTCTTAGCCCACAATAGATATCATAGGCTGCAAACATTTCTCTGCCTAAACGTGCCGCATCAGGAACATTATAATCGCAGATAGCATCATACCATTCTGTTCTGTGATTATGCCTGTCAGCGTAACATTGTTCTTCACTAGAGTATCCATATTTGTCCTTTAACTGATCGTAAATAAACAACTTGGAGCAGAACTGACTACTACTCTCAAATGTATATCTATACTTATCACGAAGAATTTCACAGACAGTGTCTTTGCCATGGCGACCATGACCAATAACTAATAATTTTAATTTCATGAGTTTATATTATAATAGGATCTGGCATTTGTCAACCGATAATTATGCCTAATCCGGCTTGTCCATCAGTATATGTCTTGAGTTCATCGTCTAGTTTATCAATCGATGCTTGTGCATCCATGCGCAGTGCATCAGCATTTAAGCTGGTGCCTCCTTGCGGACCTGCAATAGTATTGAATTTGCCTCTGGCTTCTGCTAGCATTAACTTACTATATGCTAACGCTAGTTCTTTAATCCAAGGAGAACTATAATTATCTGTTAATAGTTCTTCCAGCGAACGCTCTTTGTATACATACAAATATACTGTTTGGGGAGACTTAATACGCCTATGAATAAACAGTTCTTTCGATACAATGTTCCACGTGAACATAAGTTTCTCACCAAACACACGACCTAGTGCTTCACGGTGCTGTGCTAGTGCATCAAAACTAGCAATGCCGCCGGCACGACCGCTGTATAAAAGATAATTGTTTAAGTATGCAGTTTCGAAAGGTTCAATATCACCAATACTACTACTATTAAGCGAGCCACCTGCACGTCTGTAAATTTCACGAACTTCAATAATTTCACTATCTAGCGTATATGTAGTTGTATCAATTTCCAAGTCTAAAGGAATGTAAGACTCTTCAACTGCATTTTCACTACGCTGTCTGTACTTCTCTAATGATTTTCTAATAGCTACATCGTAGTGCTCTGGATCGAGCTCTACATCTACCATTTGTCCACCTAAGCGAAGTTCTATTTCTTTGATAAGTTCATCACGTTTTGCCATACTAATATTTATTCTATTTGAATACTTTTAGTATAACCGTATCGTCATTCATGCGTCCGTTGAGTTTTGTTTCAGTTGTTTTTAAGTAACCAAACTGTGTTTTTAATTTATGTTTGGTAACTTTTTTCCACTGTGGTAAAATTTCTTGTGGCTTACGTACTGTTTTTTGAATACTACGTGACTCATCAAAGAACTGCAGTGTAGTTCCTTTAACTTTAATAGTTTGGTGTTCTTCTGCATAGTAAATCCCTAGCTTTCGATTTTTGCAGTTAAACACAACGATTGCAGTTGCGTCAACTACTTCCGCCGGATTGACACTTGCAATACCTAAGTCAGCATCACTTGGCTTAAACTTCATCTTTTTAACCAAATCCTGTGCGCTTTTTTGTTTAGGCTTACGCACAACACGAGTTTGTTTTTTCTCGGCACGAAGAATATCTACTGCTTGAAAGATACGTACATGAAATTCATATAGTTCTTTTTGCTGCGATTTAGTCAGATGATTATAGCCTTCAGCTAATTGAGATTCCATGTCTGATAAATTTTTCTTAGGAAGGTTAACTAACTCTTCGAGCTCGTCGAGTGACCCTTTAAACCATGTAGTAATCCAACGAGTGTGTCCTAAATTAATTTCGTTTTTACGGAAACTTTCCAGAGGCATTTTATTTTTCAAACTGCCTTTTTTAGGATCACGTAAAAAGTCATCAACCCACTCGTCTAGTTCTGCAGTCTTGTCTTCTGCTGCTTCTTCTAAGCGCTCTTGAATACTAGGAACATAGGATTTCTTTTTTGTAGTCTCTTCTTGTTTTTTAGCAGCAACAATTTTGCTACCTTCTTCAGCAAGCTCCAGAATCCATTTATCAATGCCTTCTTTGTACGCCAATGGAACAATGTTAGGGTTATTATCTAATAGGTATGCTGCACACGTCCAATGACTCTTTCCACCAACTTTCCAGTCTGGCAGTTTGTTAATTGCACTAACTAATTTCTTGTCATAGTGTTTTTTAATATAATTTTTTACAACAGTCAGCCACTCTTTTGATTCTACTTCATAGTGAGTATAATACTTGGCGTTGTTCCAAGTCAAACCTTTTGTTGGCATCAACGGCATCATATTTGCACCGCGACGCACCGCACGAACTGTTTTCTTTTTAGGTTTTGTTGCTACCTTACTTGCTTTTGCCATTAAAAATCTCCTGACTGTGTATACTTATGATATATGATTTAAAAGCCCGTGTCAACCGATAAATATACATATGCCAAGATTATCCTTATATAAGCCGACAAAAACAAACGATTATAACTTCATGGATCGTCAAATTCGTGAACAGTTTTGGATTGGCGGCACTGGTGTTAATGTACACAAATATGTAGGGCCTGCTGTTGTACCCGACGATGGAGATCCAAGTACTCCGAATTATATCGACGGTAGAGAAGTAGATCCACTGAGTGGCGAATTTATTAATATCGATGGTATTATTAACGAAACAAAAATACAAGACTTGCTGTTTATGGAAAATAGAGATCGTAAATACGATTCTGATATCTACGATCTCAGAGGGATATACAATGTAACAGACAATGACTTCGAGTTAACACAATTTGGTTTATTTTTGAGTAACGATATGTTATACATGTCATTCCACATGAACGAAATGGTAGAAATAATTGGACGTAAATTACTAGCAGGCGATGTACTTGAGTTGCCTCACCTCAGAGACGACTTATTATTAAACTCTGAAAAATCTGCGATAAACAAATACTATGTTATCAGCGATGCGAATCGAGGTGCAGAAGGTTTTTCTCCGACTTGGTATCCGCATATTTGGCGTGTGAAACTCAGCCCACTTACTGATAGTCAAGAATACAATGACATATTAGGCAACGCTAAACAAGAGGGAAGTCTAAAAGACGATATCAGTACATATATTTCCGAATATGCAATTAACGATGCTATTATTGCAAGTGCAGAAGCACAAGACCCAACTGGAAGATCTGACACAGATCATTTGTTTGGCTACGATTATGCAACTAGTGGCGGTATTGTAAACAAAGACAGTACTTATAATCACGGTGAAGAAATTGCAAGCGGTAGCAATTTCCCCAGTAGTCCGACCGAAGGATTATTTTTTATACGTACAGACTTTGTTCCCAACAGAATGTTTGTCAGACGTGGAAGTAAATGGCACAGAATTTATAGAAACGATACAGACCAAACATGGACAGATGTTACATATAATGCCAGTGATTATATTAGCAATGAAAATACAACTGTTGTAGATGATAAAGAATTTAGCGAGAAGCAACCAATAAGTAACACTATTGTTCCAAAAGCAGATAACGAAATTGACTCTGATCCAAGCACACAATACATGGTTGCAGGCTATACGAGTAGCGGATACGTTGAAGATTAAAAACATATTGAGGAAGAAAAAATGACAATTGTAAAAAGACTAGTAAAGGGAAGTGCGTTAACACACTCCGAGCTCGACGGTAACTTTACTGACCTAGATACTCGTGTTACAACACTTGAAAACACAAACAGTGATAGTCAAACACTAACACTAAGCGGAACAGATTTGATTATCAGCAATGGTAATACTGTAGACTTATCCGGCGTTGGTGCAGTCGGAGAGCAAGGCCCAGCTGGTGCAGATGGTGCAGATGGTGCTGATGGAGCAGTAGGCCCTAAAGGCGATACTGGTGATGCAGGACCAGCGGGAACAACGGATTATAATCTACTACAGAACTTACCAACAATCCCAGCAGACATTTCACAACTTACAGATAACACTGGTATCATTCAAGCGGCGAATACTGACAGTCAGACACTTACACTAAGTGGAACAACTCTACAGATTTCAGGTGGCAACTCAGTTGATTTAGCAGGAATCTCAGGTTCAGGTACATTATCTGGTCTAACAGATACAACAGTTGCAAACTTACAGCAATATCAATCACTCCAGTGGAGTGGATCAGCTTGGGTTAATTCATATCCTGCCATTCAGCATCTATCAGATATCGACAGACTGAACAACCCAT